TTGTGGAGCGGATGTATAACGTGGAAGAAAAGACCGCCCTGCAGGAAGAAAAGATCAAAGTGGCAAATAACCGGATCGCTGATCTGGAAAAAATCACAGGAGGGAAAACGGCATGAAGATCGACTGGAAACGGAAACTCACGTCCCGGAAATTCTGGGCGGCGGTGGCGGGCTTCGTCAGTATGCTGCTGGTGGCGCTCGGCAGGGACGCCGGGACCGCACAGACGGTGACCGGCATGATCATGGCGGCGGCAAGCCTGATCGCGTACATCATCGGCGAGGGACTTGCGGACAGCAAGCCCGGCGAAACGGAATTCACCTATGATTTCGGGGAGGAGACGGAAGATGAGTAAAAAAATCTATATTGACGCTGGACATGGCGGCGACAGCATCGGCGCGACCTACAAGGGGCGCAGGGAGCAGGACGATTGTCTGCGACTGGCGCTTGCCGTCGGCAAGCTTGTGGCAGCGCAGGGGATCACGGTAAAGTATTCCCGCACTGCAAACGTAAACCCTGATCTAACAGGGAGATGCAAGGAGGCCAAAGCCTGGGGCGCGGACTACTTTATCAGCGTCCACCGGAACGCTTTCCAGCCGGAAAAGGCGAAAGGTGTGGAAGCGTGGGTTTATTCCAAATGCGCGGTCAACGGTCCGACCTACAACAAAGCAAAGGTCATCGTCGATAACGTGTGCAGGGCGACGGGGTTCGTAAACCGCGGCGTCAAACGCGGCGCGCCGTCTTACACCGACTACGCCGTCAACCGTGTGACCACGATGGATTCCTGCCTCCTTGAATGCGGCTTTATCGACAATACCGCCGACAACAAGATCTTTGACGAAAAATTCAACGAGATGGCCGAGGCGATCGCCAAGGGTCTCTGCGCCGCGGTGGGTGTTGCTTATAAGCAGCAGGAGACAAAACAGGCAAACACCGACGGCGGAGATCTCTACCGTGTGCAGATCGGGGCCTTCGGAAAAAAAGAAAACGCCGACGCGCTGGCGAAACAGGCGAAGGCGAAGGGCTTTGACGCGGCGGTGGTTAAGGTCGTCAAAGGCGACGTGGACGGCGACGCCGGCGGCAAATTACCGTTTTTTACAATGGTCAGACGGTGTCACAAGTAATCCACGCACGGTAACGGTAAACGCCGATGCAACCTATACGGCACAATTTACAAAAATTACGCACACGATCACGACAACGGTTTCACCTGCCGGATGCGGCAGTGTCAACGGCGGAGGAACTTATGATCAGGGATCGACTTGTACCCTGACGGCGACTCCATCAACGGGGTTTCGCTTTGTCCAATGGTCAGACGGCGTCACAACTGCAACAAGGTCGTTTACTGTTACAGGGGCAGTATCCTACACAGCGCAGTTTGCGCGTGTTACCTATGCCGTGAGCAAATCTCTGACAAACTGCTCTCTGAGCAACGCTGCGACAACAGTCAACCACGGCAGCGCCTATACGAGTAACCTGACGGCAGATGCCGGGTATGTGCTCGATAGCGTGACTGTAATAATGGGCGGCGTTGATATCACGTCTGCCGCATACAGCAACGGCGTGATCAGCATAGCGTCGGTAACGGGCGAGATCTCGGTCACGGCGGCTGCCAATTCCGCCAGGCTGCCGGAGTTTTCATCCATCGCGTTCACACCGAATCCTGCGAGATCCTGCCAGGGTGTGATTGTGCAGGTAACCATGTTATAAAAAAACAGTACGTGCATCTGCCCGCGTGGAAGGCTACCGTTTGGCTGGAAGAGTATAATTTTACTTTTGCAATCTCATTACAATTTTCATTACAATTCTATCAATAAAAAGCTGTCTTTTGTATTAGATTATTCTGATTCTATAAGGTAAAAAAATATCGTCAAAAACCATTCGCTTCCTTTGCATATCAACAAAAACGAACAGGAGCCCTTGAAAAACAAGAGCTCCTGCTTTGGTGGAGGCGAGGGGAGTCGAACCATATTGACAAGATAAAAAGCTTTTATATGTCAAAGGTTTTTCGAATTCCATTGCAATTTTTGTTACAATTCAATTGAAAAAATTATTAAAATAATTATCTATTTTTTCATCAACGGCATTGCGTTCTGCGGAAAATGTGTGTTGGTAGACGCTGCGCATTATCGAGGGATCGCTCCAGCCTCCGCGTTCCATTGCGTACTTATCTGGGACGCCCAGGGCGAGCATAACGGATGCGTTGAGATGGCGAAGGTCGTGGAACTTTATATGCGGCAGGCCGTTGGCTTCAAGCGTTCTTGAAAATCGTTTATATATCGCCTGTCCAGACAGCGTTGTCAAATAGATCTGTTCTTCTGGCAGGTCGCTGATCAGATCCATGATGTACGGAGGCAACCGCAGCTGGCGGGTGCTTTCGTACGTTTTTGTTTGTTTTTTTTCGATATTTTCGCCGTTGACAGTGACCATAACGGATTGGATCGTCAGGACGTTTCCATTGACATCCGATTTCTTTGCCCCGCGGATCTCCGACATTCGCAGCCCCTCCCACAGGGCGAGCAGAACAGGAATCTCGATCACAGAACCGCGAAATGTCGAAATGATATCCTTTACTTCTGGGAATTCACGGAACCGCTTTTGTTTCGGTGGCAAAGTGACGTTCAGACGTGTTTCGGGCGCGTAGGTGCGAAATACAGCGGCGAGAAGTCCATAAGCGTTTCGGACCGTTTTCGGCGACTTATTCGCGGCGATCTGATTGACGAGCCGCTGGGCGTCGATGGATGAAAAATCGCGCAGCCGGATATATTCGACGGATTGAAGCTCGTTTTTCTTCAGCCGCCTGTAGCCGTCGATCGTTGTCGGAGACAGGACATTGACCTTTGATTCGATATATTCATCGATGCATTCGCCGATCGTTTTTTCCGACTGCGGGCGACGCTTTCCGACGGCATATTCCGCCGCCATCAACTCGACTTCTTTTTTTGTGGATGCGGTAAACGATACCGCCTTCCCGGATTTGCCGCCGCCGACGCGGATGTTCCAGTTTCCGGAAGGTAATTGTTTTGCTTTTGCCATTTTATAATATCACCTTATTCACAATGCCTGAATTAATAATTGCAACGCATTCATGCTGTTTGCAGCTGCCGTATCTGCATCATCGAAAGAATCCGAGAATTCATATAAATTCCCGCTGGGGTTGATTACTAATGTGGTTAATGCGATATAGTCATCATAGCACTTTTTTAATGCGTCATAGCAGTCCTCAAAACCTTCCGGAGCTTCGCGCAGTTGTCTGACATTAGAGGTCATAGTTACTTGATTTTCACGGATTCTTTGGATTTTTGCAGAAAAGTCTTCATCTGCAAATAATTCAGCCAGCGCATCGTTGAAATCTTCATAAAAAACAGAATTGTCATCCTTTGTATACTTGTTTGTGTCTTCGTTATCGGTCTCAAAAATACAGTTTTCCCAAACACTGACAATCAGGTTTCCCATTTTTTCAGCATCTGCGCAATCCGAAAAAATAGTGCTTGTTGTTTCATCAAATAGAGATCCATACGCTTCGAGACTATCATGAAGCAAAGACAGTTCTTCCGCAATGGACAAGCTTTCAGCAATTGAAGCCTCTTCTGCGCTTTTTTTGTCGATTGAATTTTTAATAAAATATCCTCCCACGGCGAGGACAAGAATCACAACAGCAATGATAAGTGCAATCAGGCTTTTTTTCATAAAAAATCTCCTAACGTTACAAATAATATTATATAAAAAATGCCAGCGGAACGCAAATGACGCCCGACCGGCGATTTTGGCTTATTGGTGCCAGATTTGATGTAAAATTTTGTTCCATGTAAACAAAATTACTTGTCAGCGGTTTTGCGATTTTGTTTATTTTGCACAATGAAAATGGAAGAAATTAGGAAACTTTGCGCATTGAAAATAGGCTTGAAATGCAATAAAATAATAGTGATTTATTTGATTGCCATTCAAACCGTGTTAGCAATGGACAATCAGGATCCCGGCATGCGGAGCTATAAAAAAAGGAGTGTGTTATACGCAACAGAGGTTTTTCCGCAGAAACAGATTGCGAAAGGCTTTTCAAATCATCTTGGCCTAAAACAAAGATGTTTATTATAGATCAAAATAACAATTGAGGTGACGATCTTGAAAGACCTTACGAAAGAAGAGCTGGATTTTATTGCTTGGTTTCGTTCGTTGCCGGAAGAGGAGAAGAACCGCGTTTATGCTGCGATTGTAAATGAAGCGCAAAAGCACGAAGTTCGGCATCGTTGCGAATAAAATCTAATAAATCCAATTCCTGTCGAGAGAAATCTTCGGCAGGATTTTTTATATCCGAAAGACCGACCAAATAATCTACAGAAACACTAAAATACCGTGCAACTTTAACGACTTTATCCACAGACGGAATGCTTTTATCCCAACAAGATACTGTGTTTTTCCCCAAACCAAGTTCCTGTTCCATTTTTGAAACAGGGACTTTTTTTTCTTTGCAAAGCTGTTTGATTCGATCAACCATAAAATTCTCCAAAAAATTAGGAAATTCCCTAAAAAACTATTGACAAGTTAGCAAATTTCCTATAAAATGGAAACTGCCATAGCGAATTTGCTATGTTTTTACAAATCCACCGAGCAGAATCTCACAAAAGGGAGGTGTGCCAGACAGAATGTGTAAATTATGCTGATTTGTTTCTTGGCAGTTACGATTTTAGCATATTTACGAATTTTTGTCAACAGAAAAGAAAAAAACTATTTCTCATAAAAAGGAGGTGATATTTTGCTCGAAAAGATTAAGCAGCTTTGCAAGCAACAGAATAAGCCGGTCTGCAAGATGGAACAAGATCTCGGGCTTGGCAAAAACACTATCACTCAGTGGGATAAAAGTGTTCCATCTGTAAATAAAGTAGCTGCTGTTGCAAACTATTTAGGTGTGACCGTCGACGAACTATTGAAAGAATAGGAGGTGAAACAGATGGAAATGAAAAGAACTGAAAAAAAGCACGTCGCTGCAGCGACTCCCGCCGGGGACAAGCTGATCTTCACAACGAAGGTCTTCAGCGCGTCGAAGAACGTCCGCGTCGGCATTAACGAAGAATCCAGAGATATCGTAAACGCGATCTGTCTGCAGACCGGCATGAGCGCCAGTGAGATCGTGGACCGAATGATCGCGTTCTGTGCCGAACGCGTGGAGATCATTCCTGGTTTTTATTACGTTGACGACAGCGAAAACGAAAGTCTGTAAGAGGTGATTAAAATGCCGAAAGTATATCTGTCTCAACGCGCAAAGGACGCGGAGATGGTCCGTGAAAACATGCTGCTGGTACAGGGAGCGCGCACTGATGAAGAAATGAGCATGAAGATCGGCGCAAAATCTCCGCAGACATGGCGCAGCCGCAAAAAGAACCCGGAAAAACTGACGCTCGGCGAGATCATGCGACTCTGCGAAAAATGCCACGTAGATTACGTTGCCTTCGTTTCCAAGCATCTGCAGCTTGGATGAAGGATGTTAATTAAAAATTGATCTTTGCTGGTTTGATCATTGGTGTAATTTTAGGTTTTTTCTTTGCTGCAGTAGGACATAAGAACATTTTGGAACACTCCAAAGAATGCAGAAAAATCAAGATTTCAGAAGAGGAATATAAACTTGAAAGGGTCGAAGAATGAACACTTTTTCTAAAAATCTACACCGAATCCGCCATTCCGTCGGATACTCGCAGGAACGCATTGCGAAAAAGTTGGGGGTGCTACAGGTGACCGTTTCCAACTGGGAAACAGGGAAGTGCGAACCGTCCATCAGCATGGCGACGCGGCTTGCGGAGGTGCTTGGCGTAACGGTAAACGATCTTGTCGGTATGCAGTAATAAAAAACGGAAGCGAGGTGAAAAACATGGTCGTTTTAGTTCTTTCGGAAATTTTTCTGTTGTTTGTCACGTGTTGGTGCATCCTGCATGAGGACCGATTGATCCGCTTCGAGCGTCGTCTGTGGGCGCGGCTCCGACAGGCCAGGTTTGACCGGAATGAGCGGTACATGGAGCGCTGCGGGTTCCGCGTCGTACCAAAAAGAAACGTACCAAAAAGAAAATGACCGCCGCGGCTGGGCAAAGCCGTTGCGGTCGGGGATGAAGAGCGGGACGCTCCATCCTCATTATACACAAAGGAGGATTGTTTGTCAAATGACAAAAGAAAAATTGCAAGAAATACTGGATCTGCATAAAAAATGGATCAATGGCACGGAAAAAAACGCTGTGAGCGCGTTGAACTGCTGGAGGTGATCGCATGAGTCCAGTGACAGTTTTAACGATTTCCGCGCTGGTCGGCGTGGCTGCGATCTCCGTGCTGATCGTCGTTGTATGCGCGCGGCTGGAGGCGCAGGAGCAGTACCGCGCGGATGATATCGATCAGTGGGAGGACGAGTGGGAAGATGAAACCGACGCTGGATATCTGCCGGTTGAGCGTTTATCCGACAAAACGCTGCTCGATTTAATGTATGGACCGGATCCAAGCGAGGAGGAAAAGCAGAATGAGCGCACAGATCAGCCTGTTTGAACCGATGATCGTGGATAACTTCGCTGGAGGCGGCGGGGCGTCCACCGGGATCGAGATTGCGACCGGGCGGCCTGTGGATATAGCGATCAACCACGATAAAAGCGCGATCCTTATGCACCAGCGTAACCATCCGTATACGAGGCACTATCAGGACGACGTATGGATCCTCGATCCGGTTAAACTGACCGAGGGCAGACCGGTACATATCGCATGGTTTTCTCCTGACTGCAAGCACTTTTCCCGCGCCAGTGGCGGCGCGCTGAAGGATCGGAATATCCGGGGCCTTGCGTGGGTGGCTGTGAAATGGGCCGGACTGGTGCAGCCGGACATAATCATCGTGGAAAACGTGCCGGAGTTCTTGACATGGGGGCCGGTTCGCAAGGGTAAACCGGTAAAAAGCAAAGCCGGGCAGACCTTTGCCCAGTGGAAAAAGCAACTGGAAGATCTCGGTTACGTAATCGAGTACCGGGAACTGTGCGCGGCGGATTATGGCGCGCCGACGATCCGCACCCGTCTTGTGATCGTTGCCCGCCGGGACGGCAGGCCAATCGTGTGGCCGCAGCCGACACACGCGAAAAGGGACAGCGAGGCCGTGCGGAACGGCACGCTGAAACCGTGGCGGGCAGCCGCAGAGGTGATCGACTTCTCGTTGCCGACATACTCGATTTTTGAGAGTAAGGATCAGATCCGCGAGAGGTACGGCGTAAAGGTGCAGCGCCCTCTCAAAGACAACACGCTGCGCCGCATCGCGAAAGGGACCGACAAGTTCGTGATCAAAGCGGCCGAACCGTTTATTATGTGCAACAACGCAGCGAACCGGCCGCACAGCGTCAACGAGCCGGTGCCGACCGTTACGACGGGCAACCGGAATTATATCGTCGACGCCGCGTTCTCCCCTTTTGAGGTGGAGTGCAATCACAGCGGCGGCGGGCACGTCGCCGACCTGCGAGAACCGCAGAAAACCATAACGGAAAAGTACACAGCCGGGATCGTCTCTCCGTTTCTCGCTCAGTACCACGGCGAACAGAACTCGAAGGAAACGCGCGGACAGGCTATGCGGCAGCCGCTTATGACTGTGGACGGCTCCAACCGATACGGTCTTGTGGCCCCGCTGCTCACCGAATACTACGGCAACGGCCAGCCGCTCGACGCGCGGGATCCTATGCATACCGTGACGGTGCGAGACCGGGAGGGGCTGACCGCCGTATACGTCGACAAATATTTCGGCGGCGGATATACCGGCTGCGGAAACGGCGCGGACGAACCGCTCACTACGATCACTGCGGAACCGCGGCAAAGCCTGATCGCCGCGCATATTTCCAAGTTTTACGGCGGAGTCGTCGGATCTGACGGCGAAGATCCGTTGCCAACCGTAACGGCGATCGATCATAACGCGCTGACTGTGTCTCACCTCGCCCATTTCAAAGGGCAGGACAAGGGGCAGACGCTGCAGGATCCGATGATGACTGTGACCGCGTACGACGGGCAATTCGCCGAGATCCGCACGGTAATCGCAAAGTGGGACGGGCAGACGGATCTCGGCTACTGGCCACAGGTGCGGGAGCTACTCAACCGGTTTGCAGGGTATTCCCTCGGCAGCGACGAGGTGCTGCTGATCCGGATCGGCGACGGCTGGTATTTTATCCGCGATATCGGGCTGCGGATGCTGACACCGCGCGAGCTTTACAACGCGATGGGATTTCCTCCGGACTACATCATCGACCGGGATATACACGGCCGCCCCATCTCCCGAAAGGATCAGGTCGCACGCTGCGGAAACGCCGTTTGCCCGCCGCTGGCTGCCGCCGTGATCAGATCCAACTGTCCGGAGCTGTGCCCAGGAGAGATCCGGACGATGGAGCGGTTGCACAGCATCATGACCGCTTAAAAAATCGAAAGGAAAATTAAAAATGATTATTACAGACAAGTCATATATCGCCGACCGGCTGAAGCATCTGAAGGACGTCGTTCCGCCGCGGGCGACTTCAATGCCGGAGGGTATTCTCGTTAAAGGCAATCAGCTGATTGCCGACAGTTTTGACATCGGAATCTCCACCGAGATTGAAACAGATAACACAGACGAGTTCCTTTTGCCGCTGCGAGCGATCGACTTCATTCAAAGCCTCCCGGCAGGGGAGGTGCGGATCAAGGGGACGGACAAGTCAGTTACCGTTGAGTGCGCGGCAGGCAAGAGCCGGTTTACAACTGCGCCGGCAGCTGATTTTATGCGTTTGAATCCGTTCCGGATCGATGCGAAAGGCGAAAATAAACTGGGCGCGGAAGCGTTCTGCGTTGCTGTTGGCAGGGTAATTTACGCCTGCGATCTCCGTGGCAGAAACGACGTCGCAAAGGGCGTATATTTCGACGGAGACGGAACGACGCTTAACATTGTCGCCATGGACGGCTATCGCCTCGCAATTACGAGCATCCCGTATGCCGACGAGATCCACTGTATCATTCCGCACCGCGCGGTCAGCAAACTGCTGTCGCTGCGGCTCACAGGGCAGATCTCGCTTTCTTACGGTAAGGACCGCGCCGTTTTTTCCTGCGGCGGTTATACGATCTCCGTCAAACGCATTTGCAAGGATTACATCAACTACAGAGCGCTTTTTGACGTGGCGCCTGTTGTGACGGTCAAGGTCAGAGCGGATGAGCTCTCAGACGCCGCGAAACGCGCCATGATCTGCAGCACCGGCTATAAGTCGCACGTCGTTTTACGTCGCGACAATAACGCCCCGGACGTGCTGACAGTAACCTCCCTGTCGCCCACTGCGGACTATACCGCGGAGGTGGGGATCACAGGAGCAAATGATACCGAGATCCTGTTCGGCGCGAATCCGACCTACCTGATTGACAGTCTCAAGGCCGGGGGAGACGGAGAGGCGGAAATCGCGTATGTATCGTCAACCGCCGTCATGCGGATCTGCTGCGACCAGACGACGGCCTTGATTATGCCGGTGAGGATACGTGAATGACGTACCGAGAATTTTTAGAAACAAAGGTGATCACGGCTCGGGAGAGCGGTTTTGATGTCACAGACGATCAGATCAACCGCGCGTTGAAGCCCCACCAGAAAGACGCGGTCCGATGGGCGGTCAAAGGCGGCTGCCGTGCACTGTTCGAGTCCTTCGGTCTGGGGAAAACGGTGCAGGAACTGGAGTTTTCCCGGATCACAACGGAGCATGACGGCGGGCAGGCGCTGATCGTTTTGCCGCTGGGCGTCAAGCAGGAATTTATCCGGGACGCCGTGCAGCTGCTCCACATGGAGCCGCCCGTATACGTCAGGACGGCGGCAGAGGTCGCCGCCTGCGACGCAAGGATCCTGCTCACCAACTATGAGCGCATCCGCGACGGAGATATCGACCCTACTGTTTTTACGACCGTCTGCCTCGACGAAGCTTCCGTCCTGCGCGGCTACGGGACGAAAACATATCAGACGTTTTTGCCGAAATTCCGCGGCGTAAAGTATAAGCTCGTGGCGACGGCGACGCCGGATCCGAACCGCTACAAAGAGATCATCCACTACGCCGGCTTTCTCGGCGTGATGGACACAGGGCAGGCGCTCACGCGTTTTTTTCAGCGAGATTCGACCAAAGCGAACAACCTCACGCTGTACCCGCACAAGGAGGACGAATTCTGGCTTTGGGTATCGAGTTGGGCGCTGTTTCTGCAGTCTCCCGCCGACCTCGGCTACGATTCCACCGGCTACGATCTGCCGCCGATGCGGATCCGGTACCACAAGATCACGACAGACACCACGATCACGACGGACCGTGACGGTCAATCCCGGATCGTGTTCGACGCCTCCGAAGGGCTGACCGCAGAAGCGAGGGAAAAACGGGAATCGATCCCGGCACGCGTCGCGAAAATGTTGGAGATCGTCAACGCCGCGCCGAATGATCATTTTATCCTCTGGCACGATCTCGAGGCAGAGCGGCACGCAATCAAGGCGGCGCTCCAGGAGGCCGTAGAGGTCTACGGCGCACAGGATCTCGACGAGAAGGAGCGGCGCGTGATCGCGTTCTCGGACGGCGAGCTCCGGCTGCTGGCGACGAAAAAGGAGATCAGCGGACAGGGCTGCAACTTCCAACGCTTCTGCCACCGGGCGATCTTTCTCGGGATCGATCACAAATTCAACGACTTTATTCAGGCGATCCACCGTATTTACAGATTTTTGCAGACTGAGCAGGTAGAGATCGATATCATCTACACCGAAAAGGAACAGTCGATCCTTGACGATCTGCTGCAAAAGTGGGAGCGCTATAAGGAGCAGGCGAAGCGGATGCAGGAACTGATCAAAGCGAACGGTCTGAGCAATTCTCTGATCGCGGAAAAAATGGAAAGGAGCATCGGCGTGGAACGGACAGAGGTTTCCGGAACTTATTACATGGCAGTCAATAACGACTGCGTTGAGGAGGTCAAAACGGTACCGGATGACTCCGTGGATCTGATTTGCACCTCCATCCCGTTTTCCAATCATTACGAGTATACGCCCTCATATAACGACTTCGGTCACAACGAGGATAACGACGCTTTCTTCCGGCAGATGGACTTCCTGACGCCGGAACTGCTGCGGATCCTCAAGCCCGGCAGAATCGCGGCGATCCACGTAAAGGACCGTATCCTCTTCGGGAACGCAACCGGCGACGGTATGCCGACGGTGGATCCTTTTTCCGAAATGACCGTTTTCCACTACTTAAAACACGGTTTCCGGTACATGGGGCGGATCGTCGTGCTGACGGATGTGGTTCGGGAAAACAATCAGACCTACCGTCTCGGCTGGTCGGAACAGTGCAAGGACGGGTCCAAAATGGGCGTCGGCTGCCCGGAATACGTATTATTATTCCGCAAGCTTCCTACCGATCATTCCAAAGCGTATGCGGATGTGCCGGTATCAAAAAGCAAGGAGGATTACACCCGCGCGCAATGGCAGATCGACGCGCACGCATTTTGGCGATCCTCCGGGGACCGGCTGATCAGCAAGGACGAGCTTAAAAACGTTCCCGTCAACCAGCTCCAAAAAGTCTATTACAGGTATTCCGCAGACAACGTCTACGACTACGAAAAACACGTGGAGCTCGCAAAGCAACTGGACCGCGACAACCGTTTGCCCGCCACCTTTATGGTCGTTGCGCCCGCGTCCTGGAGCGATCAGATCTGGCACGACGTCAACCGCATGAAAACGCTGAACACGACGCAGAGCCAGCGCAGGCAGGCGCTGCACGTCTGCCCGCTGCAGATCGATATCGTGGAGCGGATCATAAACCGATACTCTAACCCCGGCGACCTGGTGTTTGATCCCTTCGGCGGTCTGATGACCGTGCCGTATATGGCGGTTAAAATGGGCCGCCGCGGCTATGGCGTGGAGCTTAACCCGGACTATTTCCGGGACGGTGTCGGATACCTCGACGCCGCAGAACGGGAAATCGACCAGCCGACGCTGTTTGATTTTATCGGAGGGAATGACGATGAAAGTTAATATCAGCGGGAACCTTTCTCACGACGTCCGGCAGAAGATCCGCAGGGAAGCGCGGATGCAGATGCTGGAGACGCATAAAAAAATCAACGCTGATTTCGACGCCATGGTGCTTTGGGTGCTGCATTCCCGGTTCGGCTTCGGCAAAAAACGCCTTGAACGATTTTACGAAGAATTCCTCAGGGAGTACGAGGAAATGAAAGAATACTACGCCTCCAATGACGATACCATTATTTTCGCTGCGCGCGAAAAATTGAAACAGATCGGTGTAGACGTCTATCAATGGAACAACGGAAAGGATGAAAAAGAATTATGAGCATCAAAATCGACAGTTTTGAACTTGAAAACGTAAAGCGCATCAAAGCGGTGCAACTCTCTCCGACCGCGAACGGGCTGACCGTGATCGGCGGAAAAAACAATCAGGGGAAAACCTCTGTGCTGGACGCGATCTCATGGGCGCTCGGCGGAAATAAGTTCCGGCCCAGCGACCCGCAGCGTGACGGCAGTCTTGTCCCGCCGCACCTTCGGGTCACGCTTTCCAACGGCATCGTTGTCGAACGCCGTGGAAAGAACAGCGACCTGAAGGTGACGGATCCCGCCGGCAATTTGGCCGGTCAAGCGCTGCTGGATAGTTTTATTTCCGTGCTTGCGCTCGACCTCCCGAAATTCCTGAACGCCACGGCGAAAGAAAAGGCGCAGACGTTGCTGCAGATCCTCGGCATCGGCGATCAGCTGTTTCTCCTCGAAAAAGAGGAAGCGTCGCTTTATAACGAGCGCACGGTTGTCGGCAGGACCGCGGACGCCAAGAAAAAATATGCCGACGGTCTGACGTACTATCCCGACGCGCCGACGGAACCCGTATCCGCGTCTGATCTGATCCGCCAGCAGCAGGAGATCCTGCTGCGCAACGCCGAAAACCGCAAAAAGCGCGCAGATCTCGAAGAGATCCGGAGGAAGGAACGCGCGGCTGCGGAGCAGATCGAAACACTCACGGAAAAACTGAGCGAGATGGAATCCTACCGCGGATCACTCCTGGAATCGATCCGGATCTGTGAAAAGGACGTCGCAGCCTTGCAGGATGAATCCACTGCGGCGCTTGAAGAAAACATCCGGAATATCGAAGAAGTTAACCAAAAGGTTAACGAGAACATCCGGCGCGGGATCGCGGAAGACGAGGCTGAAACATTTCGCAGGCAATATGAAGATCTCACGGAGCAGATCGAGGACGTCCGAAAGAAGAAAATGGAGCTGCTGGAAGGCGCTGCGCTCCCGCTGCCCGGTTTGTCCGTAGTGGATGGGGAACTTACCTATAACGGGCATAAGTGGGACGGGCTCTCCGGCAGCGAGCAACTGCGGGTCGCAACCGCCATCGTCCGCAAACTGAATCCCGATTGCGGCTTTGTGCTGCTTGATAAACTGGAGCAGATGGACCTCGATACGCTCAACGAGTTTGGGCGCTGGCTGGAGTCTGAGGGGCTGCAGGCGATCGCGACGAGAGTCAGCACCGGCGACGAGTGCAGCGTTATTATTACCGACGGATACGCGGCAACTCCTGTTACTGCGGAGTCCACAGAAAAAAAAGAATTCAAGTGGGGTGTTAAAGCATGAGTACATTTGCAATCACCGAAGGCGTTGTGCCCTCCGCCCAGAAGATCGTTGTATACGGGCCGGAAGGGATCGGCAAATCGACGTTTGCCGCCTCTTTTCCCAATGCGTTGTTTATCGACACGGAGGGCAGCACAAAAAATCTTTCCGTCAGGCGGCTGCCGACGCCTACCAGCTGGGATATGCTGCAGGAGGAAATCGCTTATGTCATCGAAAATCCGACCGTATGCGATACGCTTGTGATCGACACGTTCGATTGGGCGGAGCAGCATTGCATCAAAAAGATCTGTGACAGCGCGTCCAAAAGCGGTATCGAAGATTTCGGCTACGGCAAGGGGTACATCTACGAAAAGGAGGAAATCGCGCGTTTCCTGCACAGATTGGAAGACGTCGTGAATCTCGGCATCCACGTCGTGATCACTGCCCATGCGCAGATGCGCAAGGTTGAACAGCCGGATCAAATCGGAACCTACGATCACTGGGAGCTGAAGCTCGGTCAGAAGACCGGCAGCGTGATCTCTCCGCTTGTTAAGGAGTGGGCGGATCTGCTCTTGTTTGCGAATTACGCAACCGTGGTAACCGCCGTCGACAAAGACGGAAACAAGCACAAAGCCCAGGGCGGCAGGCGCGTCATGTACACGACGCACACTCCCTGGTGGGACGCGAAAAACCGTTTCGGTTTGCGGGATGAGCTGGATTTCCTTTACGGAGAGATCGCGCCGTATCTGATCCCTCGGGCGCAGATGGGGACCGCCGCCGGTGCGGATTATATGCTACAAAAAAAGGCGGAACAGATCGAGGAGGCAGACAAACTGCGCCGCCTGAATGAGATCCTCGAAGAGCCTCCCGCGCCTGCTGAAGAACATCCGGCAGTAATCTCCGAGCCTGCGCCTGCACCGGTGCCGGAAAACAAATCTCCCGGGATCCCGAAAGCACTTGCGGATCTGATGGCTGCGGACGGGATCGACGAATCCGAGATCCGTCACGCCGTTGCGGAACAGGGAATTTACCCGGAGGACACGGATATCAAAGACTATGATGATCAGACGATCAACGGTTTGATCATCGGCATGTGGAGCGATTTCCGTGACTATGTAAAATCACTGCGAAATAACAACGATTTGCCGTTCTGAAAAAAAATGTAAAGGAGACAATGAAAAATGAACGAACAGACTTTTGAACGCGAACTCGGCTGGGACGATGAAGTTACCAACGAATCCACCTATACGCCTTTGAAAGAGGGCGACTACCGCTTCCGCATGACGGCGCTTGAGCGCGGGCGACACAATGGCAGCGAGAAGTTGCCCGCCTGCGCCAAAGCGATCGTTACGCTGGAAATCCTGGACGATGACGGCAAAAAGATCGGTGAACTCAAGCATAACCTGTTCCTACACACCAAAACGGAAGGATTGCTTTCCGCGTTTTTCCTTGCGACCGGCGCGAAAAAACATGGGGAGTCTCTCAATATCAAAAAGGGGTTTAACGATTCCGTCGGCCGCATCGGCTGGTGCCATATCGTGATCGACAAGTGGAAGGGCAACGACGGATCTGAGCGCGAGAATAATAAGATCACGAAGTTCCTGGAACCCGACAGCGTGAAAAAGACGCAAGCGCCCGCTGCTGCGGCGCCCGCCTCCTCCGGCGGCTTTGCCTGGGGTAAAAAATAATGGAGCTCCGAAAGTATCAACAGGAAGCACGTGAAGCGATCCACCGTGAATGGGACGGCGAACATCGCCGGACATTACTGGTACTTCCGACCGGTACCGGAAAAACAGTCGTTTTTGCCAAAGTGAGCGAAGATCAGGTCCGCGCGGGTGACCGCGTGCTGATCCTCGCTCACCGAGGTGAGCTGCTTTCGCAGGCGGCTGATAAAATCAAAAAAACGACCGGCTTGAATTGTGCGGTCGAAAAAGCGGAAGAATCCTGTTTCGGAAGCTTCTTCCGGATCGTCGTCGGCAGCGTCCAAAGCCTGCAGCAAGAAAAACGGCTGGACAAGTTTCCGTCGGATTATTTCGGTACCATCATCATTGACGAGGCGCATCATGCGATCACAGATGGTTACCGGCGAGTCATAGACCATTTTCCCGCCGCAAAGCTGCTCGGCGTGACCGCGACGCCGGACCGCGGCGACATGCGCGATCTCGGCGCGGTGTTCCAGAGCCTGGCGTATGAGTACACGCTGCCGCAGGCGATCAAAGACGGGTACCTCGTGCCGATCAAGGCGCTCACCGTGCCGCTGACGTTGGATATCTCCTCTGTCGGCACACAAGCGGGAGACTTCAAGGTCGGCGAGCTTGACACCGCGCTGGATCCGTATCTGTATCAGATCGCCGACGAGATGGCGAAAACGTGTCAGGACCGCAAGACGGTGATATTTTTGCCGTTGATCAAAACCTCGCAAAAGTTCGCGCAGATCCTCAATGATAAGGGGTTCCGCGCAGCAGAGGTAAACGGTACGAGCGAAAACAGAGCGCAAATTCTGACCGATTTTGAGGCCGGAAAGTATAACGTCCTTTGTAACTCAATGCTGCTGACTGAGGGCTGGGACTGTCCGAGCGTTGATTGCGTGATCGTCTTGCGGCCGACGAAGGTCCGCTCGCTTTACTGCCAGATGGTCGGTCGTGGCACCCGTCCCGCCGAAGGAAAAGACGATCTCCTGCTGCTGGATTTCCTTTGGCACACCGCGCGGCATGAGCTCTGTCGTCCCGCGTATCTGATCGCGCAGACGGAGGACGTTGCAAAAAAGATGACGGAAAACATAGCGGACGCAGGCTGCGCCGTTGACCTTGAAGAGGCCGAAATCCAAGCGGAGTCTGACGTCGTAGCCCAGCGCGAGGAAGCGCTTGCGAAACAGCTCGAAGAGATGAAAAAACGTAAGCGCAAACTGGTGGATCCTCTTCAATACGAAATGTCCATCCGGGACGTCGATCTGGTCAATTATCGCCCGACCTTCGGCAATGATCTGCTGCCGCCGTCTGCGCAGCAGAAAAAAACGCTGGAAGATTTCGGCATCTTCCCGGATGAGATCGAACACGCCGGAACGGCCGACATGTTGATTTCAAAATTGACGCAAAGACGCAGCGACGGGCTTGCAACGCCCAAACAAATTCGGTTCTTGGAAGCAAAAGGCTTTCAGCACGTCGGCACATGGCAGTTTGAGGCGGCCAGAAAAATGATATCACGCATAAACGCTGCCGGGTGGCGGGTACCGGCCGGTGTGATCCCGAAAGAATATATCCCGCCTGTGGAGGTGCAACAACATGGCTTTGACTGGTCTTGACGAAATCATCAACAGTATAGATCCCGCAACGTGCGACTATAAGGAGTGGACCGAGGTCGGCATGGCGCTCAAGCACGAGGGGTATCCCTGCGACGTGTGGGACGCGTGGAGCGCACGGGACACGGCGCGGTATCATACCGGAGAGTGCGCGCAAAAATGGAAATCCTTCGGCGGCGGATGGCACGAGCCGGTCACCGCCGGGACCATTATCCAAATGGCAAAAGCCCGCGGCTGGACGCCTGCCGCCGCAGGACGGGAGCTATCCTGGGACGACGACGTCAATGACGAAGGCGTGATCGTGGACAAGCGCTGGCTTGCCCCGGAGGAGATCGAGATCCCGGAGACGTGGGATCCTGTCCGTCAGCTGATCACTTACATCGAGACTCTGTTTGATCCCGCCGAAAACGTCGGATACGTTACGGAAAGCTACGAAAAAGACGGCCGTCACGTGCCGACGAAGGGCAACAGCGACCGGACCGCCGGTCAGCTGATCGAGCAGCTGTCAAAATGCGGCGGCGATATCGGCGAAGTCCTCGGCGATTACAACCCGGCTGTCGGCGCGTGGATCCGTTTCAATCCGCTGGACGGCAACGGCGTAAAGGACGTAAACGTCACGGATTTCCGGTTCGCGCTGATCGAGAGCGATAATATGGATCTCGGCCAGCAGAACGCTCTGATCCATTCTTTAGAGCTTCCCGTCGCCGCGCTCGTTTATTCCGGCGGAAAGTCTCTTCATGCGATCGTAAGGATCGAGGCGCCTGACTTTGAGGAATACAGGCGGCGCGTGAATTATCTTTACGACGTCTGTCAGAAAAACGGCCTTGAAATGGACCGCGCCAATCGAAATCCCGCGCGGCTCTCACGTATGCCGGGCGTGACGCGCGGCGACAAAAAACAATATCTCCTCGAAACGAATTTCGGGAAAAAGAGCTGGGATGAGTGGCGGGATTGGATCGAGGGCGTCAAC